GCGGCGCCCTGCTGGCTTGGACGAGTTCCAAGCTGCTGGATTCTAACAGTACCAAGAGATGCAACAGCGTCTGCTTTATTAAGAGTTAAAGTATCAAACTGATCTTCGGGAGGAGTATAGCCACTAGCTCTTAAAATATTGGAGACAGTCTGAGTAGCATCAGGACTTACTGGATCGACAAGTGTGACATCAATTGTTTGCCACTCGATTCTTCCTGGGTAGTAGAATTTGTGATTGAGGTACTCGTGTACCGTTTCAGTAACATTCCAGTTGGGCTTGCCAACTTTTTTGATAATCCAAGATGGAACACCACCTAAGAATAATAACCATCTAAAATTTCTTTTAGGAGATGGTACGTTTTGTGTTGTGTCTGACCAGAAAGCCATTTTATTATTTCCTCCCTGTGTACTATTAACTAGTACACTGATCTAGTTTTAGTCGTCAAAAGACGCTCCTGTATTTGTGATTACAAAGTCAACAACGATAAACTCAATCGCTCTTGCAGGCTTGAGATAAATCTTAGCGTACATGATGTTGCGATCAACTAAATCTGGTGTTGTTGTAGTCTCATCAAGAACAACTCTATAATCTGCAAGCCCAAGTCTTGTTTGAACACTCTTGAGGAATGGATTAACCAATCCTAAGAATCTATTCCAAGTGACCTGAACATTTTGGTCGAACAAGACCTTTGCTGCGAATCTAGAGACTGCCTTCTTAACAAAGATGAGAAGTCTTCTAACATTGATTCTATCAAGTGCAGAGCGCTCGATTTGCAGTGTCTTTTGACCGAAGATCACGATACCCTCAGCTGGGAAAGTAGCGATTGGGTTAATGTTAGCCTCATAGAGACGATCTCTGTCTTTCGCAGTAAGTCTCTCGGAGATACCAACCACTGGAATACCAGCTGCTCCATCGCTCAATCCACCTCTGTTGAAACCAGCAGGGGCAAACCAAAGCTCGCTTCGCTGCTCAGAAGACGCCATAGTTCCCAAGGCAACAATCGATGGAGGTGCCCAAAGTGGTGCACCTGTCGCAGTATCTTGGATACGAACCCAAGGGTAGTAGCAAGCGCCATAACTTGAATTAATTTGTCTATCTTCAAGCTTTGCAGCTACGTCTCTAACATTACCATAACGTGTAGTCTGGCTTGTTGAATTATCCTCTGTATTAGGCGTATATACGTCTTCAAGATCGATAATTGCTAATGCATCAGCTCGCTCTTCGCAAATATCAACCAACTTGCGAGTTAAAGGTGCGTGAGTAATACCAGGCATCGTTGCGATGTTAAACTCAAAGTCTTCAACGTTAGAGATTGTGTTTAAAGCCTGGTCAATTGTATTGAACACATAGCTTGACTTAGCAGTTGAGTTGCTAGACATTAAGCTGTTTCTAAACGGCTCTCGCTCTGTGATGTCTAAACCATCAGATCCGCCAAACATGGGCACCAAGAATTTGTTTACTTTAAGTTTGTTTAATAAGTAAATATGTCCGTCTGGGCTCTGATTAGGGTTATCATTGCTACCAGTTTGCACAGCAGTAACCGAGTTACCCCTAAGTCTGGATCCAGAATGCCAAATTAGTGGATTATTCAAATTCGGATCAATATTTAGAGATCCTGCGGATCCACTGATATCGTCAAGTGTAAAGAAGAACGGTGAAATTGTGCTATCGCTTTTCTCGTACAACCCATCAGCTCCATTAAGAGAAGCAGGAAGTGGTCTAAGAACATCAACAACAGACTGATCAAAGTTATTATCTGATCTAGTTCTACCAGTGTAAAATCCAAAGTAAGCATTTTCAATGTTTGAAAGCCCATCTTGATTTGAAGAAGATCTCGCAGAAATTGTTGGCCAAGTATATGAACCTGTGTATCCGAAAGTCGTGTCGCCAAGGCCACCATTGACAGCAGAGGTGTTGCCGAAGCCTTGCTCGCCGCCCGATGCGTGCGGTATCGCCTTGCTTAAAACAAAAGTTGCGTCAGTAGCCACTGTGCCGGCTGCGGTGGTCACTCCAAAAGCCTTAAGCTGGGTTTGGCCGTCGAAGGCACCTCGACTGCTTGTAGGGCCAATGATGTTAAAGCCTAATGGCGTTGGAGGAGCTTCAAAACCGAAAGGAACCAAGCTTGGATCAGCTCCGCCCTCTTCAACAATTGAATCTAACTCAATATAGACATACTGAGAGCGGTTTGGATAAACGCCGTAAGTTCTTGTACGTCTTTGATTGGAATCGTATTGCTTGAACT